TATGATGCTAAACAATATCAAAGAGATAGAGAAGTTGCTTATCCTACAATTCAAGAACAACTTGATATGCAGTATTGGGATAATGTTAATGGTACTACAACTTGGAAAGACGCAATAGCTAAAGTAAAATCAGACAATCCAAAGGAGTAATCAATGGCTCTTAACTTTGCTAACAACAATTCCTTATCATCAATTACAGCTTTACCAGCTAGTATTAGTGGTGGTGGATTAAATTTAATATCTACACAGACAGCTAGTAGTAGTGCTACTTTAAATTTTACTAGTGGTATAGATAGTACATACAAAGAATATATTTTTAAGTTTATTAATTGTCACCCAGCTTCAAATAATGTCTATTTAGATTTTCAAGGTAGTACAGATAGTGGTTCAAATTATAACACAACTATTACATCATCTTTTTTTAGAGCATATAATGCAGAAGATGATTCAGGTGCTACTTTAGCTACTGTTGCTAGTGCAAATCAAGATCAGGGAACATCTTATCAAAATTTATCAAGGGGAATTGGAAATGGTAATGATGAGTGTTGTTCAGGTTATTTACATTTATTTAACCCTAGTGATACTACATTTGTAAAACATTTTCTTTCTGTAACTCAAATAAACGATAGTGCTAATTCACAAAACACTTACGTTGGTGGATATTTTAATACTACAAGTGCTATTGATGCAGTTAGTTTTAAGATGAGTTCAGGTAATCTAGATTCAGGAGTTATAAAATTATATGGCGTTAGTTAAATATAATAACAATTCTATATCTTCTGTTACTGCTTTAGATAGCATAGCAAGTGGTTCATTAGTTTTACTTACCACAAACACTATATCATCAGGAGTATCTTCATCTTCTTTTACTTCTAATATTAATAGCACATACGATACTTATTTATTTAAATTTATAAATATTCACCCAGCTTCAGATAGTGTTAATTTTACAGCAAATTTTAGAGATGGTTCTTCTGCTTTTGATGCTACTAAAACCACGACCTTTTTTAAAGCATACAATAACGAAGCTGGTGGTGGACATTCAAATCTTGCAGATATGTATTCAAGTTCAAAAGATTTAGCACAATCTACAAGTTATCAAAATATATGTGATATTGTCGGTGCAGATGCTGACCAATCTGTAAGCGGAACAATGTTTTTATTTTCGCCAAGTTCAACTACTTTTGTAAAACATTTTATGTTTATTATGAATGGGTACACATCAAATGATTATTCACAAAATCATTTTATCGCTGGATATTGCAATACCACATCAGCTATTGATGGTGTAGATTTTAAATTTGCTTCAGGTAATATTGACTCTGGAGTAATCAAAATGTATGGATTGAGTAAATCATGAGCATAGTAAAATTAAATAATAGAGGAGTGAAAGACGCAACTGCTTTTGGTAGCATAACAGGACTTGGTAATTTAGTTTTTATATCAAGATCAACTGCTAGTTCATCAGCAAGTTTAAGTATCACATCGGGTATAGATAGTACATATAAAGAATACATATTTATTTTTAATAACATTCACCCAGCTACTGACGGTGCAGATTTTACATTTAACTTTAGCACAGATAGTGGAAGTAACTATAATGTTACCAAAACTTCTTCGTTTTTTAGAGCATATCATTATGAAAGTGATGCTAGTGGTTTAGGTTATGATGGTGGAGGAGACTTAGCACAATCAACAGGTTATCAAGTTTTGTATCAAGCTATTGGTAATGATAATGACCAATCAGGTGCTGGTTTTTTACACTTGTTTGATCCTTCAAACACCACATTCGTCAAACATTATATTGCAAATAAGCAGTTTTATGGAAACGGAGATTTCTCTATGAATACTTTTCTTGGTGGCTATGGAAATACAACAAGTGCTATTGACGCAATAGATTTCAAGATGTCATCAGGAAACATAGATTCAGGTACAATAGATATGTATGGAGTTCTATAAATAATTATGATAACAACCAACAATAAGGAGTAAATATGGCAAGATACAAAATGGTAAATGGAGAAAGAATCCAATTTACAGCAGCAGAAGAGACAGCTAGAGACGCAGAAGAAGCAGCTTGGTCAGCTGGTGCTTTTGATAGAGCTATGGCAGACTTAAGACAAAGAAGAAATAATTTGTTAAAAGATACTGACTTCTATGCTTTATCAGATGTAACAATGAGTGCTGACATGACAACGTACAGACAAAATCTTCGTGATCTTACGAATGGTTTAAGTACAGTTGCTGATGTTAATGCTGTTGTCTACCCAACAAAACCTGAATAAATTATATAAATTATAATTCATATCTGTTAATAAATTAACATGAAGTTTATGTTAATTTTAAAGGTATGTTCTGCTGTACACATGGATTGTTTACCACCAATTCATGATAGTTTTGTATTTAATTCTTGGTCAGAATGTGCTAGTGCAGGTTATCTACGTTCTATTACAATAATGAACAATATGGAAAGTAGTATAATTAATAACAATAAAGTTGTGATAAACTTTAAATGTACAGAAGTAGAAGAATCATAGGAGTTAATATGGATAAAATGATAGGAATATTTTTAGAAGAAATAACAAAGTTTTGGGAAAAAGTAAAAAGCTATGTCAAAGACAAAATTAAAAAAATTATCTGCACGTGCAAATGCAGAGAAAAAAATTAAAGACTACGCAGAGAAAAGCAATAGTGTTCGTATCTCATATCATGAGAAGGTATGTGCTGAACGTATGAAAACTTTATTTAAAGCTATAGATGAAATGAGAGCAGATATAAAAAATCTACACTCTGATATGAACAAAGGAAAAGGTGTTATAAATTTCCTAGTTGTTATTGGTGGCACACTTGCGGTCATTCTAGGTTTTTTTAAGTGGAATGGCTAAACGCAATAAAACAGCTTCCATAAAAGAGAATGGAAGAAGTAGTAATACAGCTTCAACAGGATTATATAATGAACTTATCGCACAAGCTAAATTTGCACAAGACCCTAATAAGATTGTCTTTGTACCAGCTATGGGTATTGGTCCAATAGATATGGTAGTGCTAGATATAACTACAGGTGAGTATCAAGCCTACGATGTAAAGACTGCAAATTATAGAAAATCTGACTATATACCTAAAGATAAATATGTTAGAAAGGCAGGATCATTGATAAATAGGAGCTTGACAGAACTACAAAAAAAATTAAAGGTTAAGATATATTATAACAGATGAAACTATCGAAGCATTTTAAATTAGAAGAGTTTACCAAGTCTATGACGGCTCAACGTAAAGGTATTGATAATACCCCAGGAGCAGGTGATATAAAGAATTTAGAAGATTTATGCTACTGTGTATTAGAACCTGTAAGAAACAAGTTTGATAAACCTGTAACGATTACATCAGGATATAGATCAGAAGAGCTATGTGTAGCTATAGGTAGTAAAAAAACTAGCCAACACGCAAAAGGTCAGGCAGCAGACTTTGAGATAGCTGGTGTACCTAACATAAAAGTAGCTTATTGGATTGCAAACAACTGCGACTTTGACCAACTCATCCTTGAATACTATAAGAAAGATGATCCAGCTGCAGGTTGGATTCATTGTAGTTATAATGAAAAAGGTAATAATAGAAAACAAATACTTACCTACGATGGTAAAACTTTTGAAAATAATTTACCAGACATGGAATGGAAAGATGGTAAGGTAGTAGAATAATGTGGTTAAATTTATTAGGCATGGGAGTAAAGACAGCTGCCAAATTATATCAAGACAAACAAAAAACTAAAGAAGCTCTATCAGGAGCAAAACTTCTTCACGCAGAGAAGATGAGACGGGGAGAGATAGAATTTTCAGGTAAAGTATTTGAGCATCAGAAGGGAGACTGGAAAGATGAGTTCGTACTGATTGTTTTATCAACCCCCATCTTCATGTTAGCTTACTCTGTATTTACAGATGATCCAGAGATCGAAAGAAAGATGGATTTATTCTTTGAGAAACTACAATCAATGCCTTGGTGGTTGGTTGGACTTTGGGTATCAGTCGTTGCTGCTATCTATGGTATCAAAGCTAGTGAAATAAAAAACTTTAGCAAATGACCATCAAGAAATCTTTTGCACAACAGTACAGTCGTAAAGTAAATCTACTATCACAACAAACAGGAAAGTATGGCAAGAGTAAAGTTCGATCTGCAAAAACCAAAGCACGAAAGAATAGCAAAAAATACTAGCCTAGGTAGACGACCCAAAATGTCATCTATGAACAAGCACAAAAAACGTAGCTGGAAAAAATATGTAGGTCAGGGTAGATGAAACCTATTATGATTACCTTGCTATACCTTACTTTTGGTGGAGACATCAAGCAAGACACTTTTGAAATCTTTACAAGTTGTAGCTCTTGGTTTAATACCAATGTAACAGCTGTGGAAAAAAAGAAAAAGACATTTATGTCTAATCATTATTACCACACTTACAAAGGTAAAAAAGTTATAGGATATGTATGCCAAGGAAACGAACCTCAATAAAAAAAATTGAAGCACCCAATAAATTTGAATGGCTTAAAAAAAATATAGTCATTGTACCTGTGATAGCAGCAATTATTGCTGGAACATTTACATCAGTTAGATATGTGCTTAACCTTACAGATACTATTACAGCTAACCAAGAAACCATTATTAAATTAGAAGAAAGATTTAATAATTCCAGAGCTGACATCAATGACCTTAAACAAAGATTATCAGCTGCGGAAGCAACATGGACTATGGCAGAAAATTTATACAGACAATTAGCAGACACAGTAAGAGATCACACTTATGACCTTAAAGACCTTACGAGATAATTTATTATGGATCGCATTTTTTCTTTGCGTTGCAACTTATGTTCAAGCAAGAAATGAATATCTAAATGATTACGGAACTTGTGAAAGAGG